AACGCTTAGTTTATTGTATTGATTATCAAAAAAATAAAATTGATTTGCGTAATCGTAACCAATTTCTGGGTTAGTCCAATATTCACACTAGATTTTTGAAAAATGAGTTTTTATTACACCAACTGCATAATATGTATTTTAGTTCCAAACTATATCAATTAGTTTTATTTATATTGTGCATAAATAATGTAACTTTGTAATATGAACAAAAGGGATCAAGGAAGGGCTGATAAGAGGACTGCCAAGTTGGAGAGAAAGAGTGAGGATGAAGAAACTATTAGAGCAACTGTTTCAAAATATAATCCAAGCGATTTGAATTTAGACAAGAGCTCTGGAAAGGCTACAAGTTTGGTTAGTTATAAAAGAACAACTGAGGTTGTAAAGTTAATTTTAAGAGGCGTAAGATATACTGATATAATGGAGTATTGTGAAGCTCATTGGGGTATTAAGAAAAGGATGGCAAGTATTTATTACAAGAAGGCTTTAGAGACTTTTGCTGATCAGTTTGCCGAGGAGAGGGAGTATGAGATAGATAAACATGCTATTATGTTGCAAGATTTATATAGCAAGGGTTATAAGTCTGGAGATTTGAATATATGCAGATTATTGCTTCAGGATATTGCAAAGATGAAGGGGATTATTGTGGATAGGGTAGATGTTACTAGTGGTGGAGAGGGATTTGTGTTTAACTATCAAACCCCTTCGGAGTAAATACTATTCGCCCCCTTAATATCGCTTAGCTGTTCTCTGCTTAACTTCGTTTTCGCATTTTACAGCAAAGAAGTATTTACCATTTAAAGAAGTATAACTTTGAGGTACGAATATAATAAAAATAAATGACATAGTTTGGAAACTATAAGAACAAATAAAACATAAAATAAAATGGCTAAATTTGGTAGTAGGACTTGCATAGTATATGCAAAATATGTAGTAGGAGGAGAAGAAGGTTTGAAATCCTCCTCAGTAGATAGAGATAAGATAATACAAAAAGATTCCGATAGGGTTCTTAAAACCCAAAAGATTGGCACTAGCAAAGAAGTCTCTGAAGTAAATGACAAGGAAGTGGTTGTAAAGGCTATAGAATCTAAAGTAATTTCTGGGGATGGGCTTGTTAAAAAAGAATCTATATCAGAGGCTTTATTTGATGTATATTTAGATACCTTTACTGCCACTGGAACAGCTGCTAACACTAATATATCACAGCAAATAGCTACAACAATCTCTATTAGTGAAATTAAAGCTCTTGAGTCTGCTTGGAGTGATGGAACAAGTACCAGTTTTTATGATGCGTGTAAAGATATTATAGGAACTAATAAAAATAAAACAGATGCGATTGATAGAATTAATATGTATAGTTTTGTAAAGGCAGTAAAAAAATCAAATGCCATTGTAGATAATAATATGTTTGGTGATCTTGACATAGGTACTGGTTCTGATACTTGTTCTAGTCAAGCGACAGAGTCGCAGGCTTTTGTAACAAATTTTCTTCTTAAAGGAAGTGGTACAGGAGTTTATCCGAACAAGCCTACAGGGTTAAGTGATACGGAATGGGCAACTTTACATTCCAGTGGCAATTTCCATATAGTTGAGTGTTAATAAAATAATAAATATGAAAAAATTACAAGAATTATATAATAAAGGGGTTTCAAAACAGAAAGAGTTTTTTAAAATAGATTTAAAAACTAAAGATTCAGGTTTTGTGGAGTATTTCTTTGCAACAATAGCGGTTCTTTGTGCCCTACCTAGTGTGATTGCTTATTTTACATTAACACTTTTAGTGTTGAGTCCAGTAAAAGCATTAGTTAGTAAGGTTTGGAAATAGACTTCACCCCTACAGATAAGCAACATGTAGCTTGGGAGTATCTTCACGATAGTGAAACTAGTGAAGTTCTTTTTGGAGGAAGTGCTGGAGGAGGTAAGTCATATTTTGGGGCAGCCTGGTTGTTGTATTCTTGCCTAAGATACCCAGGCACAAGATGGCTTATGGGTAGAGCCGTTTTAAAAACACTGAAAGAAACAACATTAAACTCATTCTTTATGGTTTGCTCTGATTGGGGAGTTAAAAAAGGAGAACAATATAAATTTAATGCCCAAAGTAATGTTATTGAGTTTGGAAATGGCAGCACGATACTTTTAAAAGACCTTTACCAATATCCAGCAGATCCAAATTTTGACTCACTTGGTTCACTTGAGATTTCAGGAGCCTTTATTGATGAGGTAAACCAATGTACTGAAAAAGCAAAGAATGTTGTGGCATCAAGGATTCGTTATATGCTATCTCAATATAAACTTCGCCCAAAAGTGCTTATGTCTTGCAATCCAGCAAAAAACTGGGTATATGATTTTTATAAACAAGATAGAGATGGTACTTTAGCTTCACATAAGAAGTTTGTTAAAGCTAAGTTGTCGGACAACCCCCATATTTCAGAATTTTATGAAGAACAATTAAAAAAACTTGATCCCGTATCAAGAGAAAGGTTGTTGCATGGTAATTGGGAGTATGATTCAGGTGAAGATAGGCTTTTTGATTATGAAGCGATATTAGATGTGTTTACTAACTCATCTGTATCTAATGAAGGAGAAATGTACCTATCTTGTGATGTTGCACTGCTTGGAAGTGATAAATTAGTGATTTGTATATGGCAAGGGATGGTAGTCAAGGAAATAATCACAAAAGACAAGACATCTGCCGATAATGTGGAGAAATTGATAAGAAACCTAGCGGATATGCATAAAATACCACAAAAAAACATCATAATTGATAGTGATGGAGTAGGACAATATCTCTCTCATTATATGAAAGGAGTCCAACCTTTCGTAAATAATGCTAAAGCATTAGATAAAGAGAATTATCAAAATTTAAAGACACAATGCTTTTATAAACTAGCAGAACAGATAAATGTAGGTAATATCTGGATAAAGTGCAATGATATTGACCTTAGAAACAAAATAATTGAAGAATTAGAGGTTATTAGGAGAAAGAATATGGATAATGATATGAAACTGGCAATTTTGTCAAAAAAAGAGATGAAAGCAACTTTAGGACATTCTCCTGATTATGCTGATGCTCTTATGATGAGGATGAGGTATATGTTTAAGGGTAATAGAAAGATATTGGCTTACAGATAAAAAAACTAACTTTTTGTTCCATATATTTCCATTTAATTTTCTTTATATTGCTTGATGGGAAAAGATGTAGAGATTTATTGTTTAAATAAGAGACATTCAAATATAGTTTGTGAGTTTTTAATGAAACTTGAGGATATTATAGATAAAGCAACATATTATGATGATGACTTTGAAGGCTATAAGAAAGTGATGGAAAAATTTATAACTTTTCATAATAGTTTAGGTATATATGCTCTTCTTGGTGAGGTTGATTACAATTCATGGTATATATCTCTACCAAATAATGTATATTGGGCCACAATGGGTTATTTTGCCTCTGTTGAGGTTAGCGAGGGGGAAAATTTAGATAAATTTAAAGGAGAGGTGTTGGATTTGATTTCTAAGACAATAAATAGACTTGATACAAGTTTGATAGCACAATCCTGGACAGAAAGTGAAGAAAAAATACATTTAAACTAATGGAAACATATATTATTAACAAGAAAACTGTAGAAATTCCTTTATCATGGGAAGAATTGGATTGGGCGAAGTTTATAGCTTTTTCTAAGCTATTAGACACTCTATCTTTAGGTGGTGGCAGTAAAACCAAAACAGATTCCGAAGAATGGGAGGAGACTCTTCAAGACTTAAAGAATAATACTAAGATATTGTCTTTTTGGTGTGGATTGCAAGAGTCGGAAATAAGTATGCTTGATTTAGAGGTTGCAAATGATATGATGACAAAATTAAGTTTTTTAAATGAAACTTACACTCCTATTTCAATAGATTCTTTTGTTATGGGAGAGGAAAGGTTTATGTTGCCTGAGAATTTTATGAAACAATCATCTTTCGGTAGATACATTGAGGCAGAACAATTAGAACTACAATCTAACTTAATAGATAAAGGTAAAATAGATGTTTTACCAAGACAAATAGCTATTCTTTGTAAAAAGGAAGATGAGATTGAAAAGCTAGATGATGATTTGATAGACAAGAGAGCTAAACAGTTTGAAAAACTTGATATGGCAACCATTTGGGATGTCGGTTTTTTTTTGAACAAGTTA